CTGCATTAAATAGTTGAGCACTCTTCCAGCCAATTGACGGCCATCCTTAGCACTGAGACCACCTAGCACTATGTCCCAAACATGATCACTCACATCCTTGATAGTAGTCTCTAAATCACGCACTGAGTCCTTATACCAATTACCCGAACAGAAGGTTAATATAGTGTGGGCGACTGGATACGAGGGAGTGTTACCTGGGTGCCGCATTAATTGCAGGAATTCATCGCGACCATTGGACAGTAGTCCTTTGGCTACTTGTGATTCAAAACCGAGTGCATCCGCAACAAGCGTGTGACACGTCGCCACCTCCCAACTGCCGTACGACACTGTTTCGTCATCACCACACAGACGCCGCTTGCTCTCACGCGCATGATCACCAAACAATCCACGCATGACACTCAGAACACACTCTAGGTACACTAGATGTAACACAGTGTTATCACGCGCTGTGTTGCGATGACCAGAAGATAGCCCACACCAGATCTTGTCATCACCGTACGGAGTACGGATGAATGCGTTGTGATAAGCTGCAGCCACCCACCGATGCGCAGCGGCCTTGTCCTTCGCCCACGGTTCCCTGATCCTATCCCACTCATCTGCCATTGTGAGGTCGACCATTGCCATTGATCGCAGGGAGTGCAGTATATTGAAGTTGGTGTAGTCATTGGACACACGCCAGACGGGACTGCCCATATCAAAAGCAGTCCACTCAGCAACATCGGCTGGATCCTGTCGTAATACCATGCCACCAAGCTTCGTCGCACCCTCAATCTGGTGTGATGCGTAACCAGCAATCCACGCAGTGCAATCATCAATTGCCAGCAGCGCGCGCTTTTTCATGCCGGGCTCTGGCTTTGTGGAACCACGTGCCTCGCACCTCGGGTATTGTCTGCACCACGCCAGTGCGTCTTCCTTAGTCAACACCTCCATAAGTGTGGGCTTAGTCGCACGCATCTGCCAATCCATGTTAGGGTCAACTCCTTTGAGCTTCTCCTTGACCATAGATCCGAGTGACGTAGTGCCATGGGGGGACCTGGTCCACCTCTCACGCCAGTGCTCGTCTATGCTGCCACCACTGTACTTAAGCTTTTGTACCACTACATTAGCTACCCGGCGCAGCACATAGTCTCGTATAGCGTGATAGCCATCCTGCGATACCAGGCCTTTCCTATCCAGACCAGCTTTGGGCGTGGTTAAGGCAGTGCGTTCAGCATGTTCCTTCTCCCAGTCTGCCTCATCAGGTGTGCGACCACACAAACTGATGAGTTTCCTGGTGTCAAAGACATACTGACACTCACTCCGTCCTTCACCAAATAGCTGGCCCAGTTGCCGGGCCTCAGTCATGACAGGCTTGATTAATTCTGGCCACTCACTGAGGGGAAGCAAATGGATCGGCTTCCTCCCAGTGAGCCATCGGCCACATTTAGTGCGTAGCCATATACATAATGCAGCCACAGCATATCCAAGTTGGCCTTTCTGCGCTAACAAGCACTCTGCAACTGTGTCCTCCCGCCACCACCCCATGTCATAAATAGTCACAGGACTAACCTTAACCATGTTACCGAATTGAAGTGGCGGTGATGTAAAACTACTCTTACAATATTCGCGCGTAAGTGAATCAACCGACGGCCTACCCAATTGCCTAAGCCGGACATCGAGCGCACTTGTGTCTGGATGCAAACCTAACGTAGCAGCATCTTCAACAACCACAACCCCGTGTCCGATATGAGTCCGCACTGTCGCCTGACAGCACTCTGGCATGTGAGCCATGTGCTTGCTCAATCGGAGGAAGGTGGTGGGGCTTGAAAGCCAATGGTCAGCATTGATGTCGATGGCACAGCCGCAACGTTTGCAATCGGTGATTCCTCCACCACCGAGGCGCGTTGCGATGTGCCTTTCCCAAAACTCTGCGTCGTCTCTGTCTTGGGAGGAGGGTCATCTGGAAGCTTCTCAGGCTCCGGCAAGAACGTGTTTGCCGTGTGCTGAATCGCCTCACTCAATGTCTGGCCATGGTCAATGCCAACGTCCACCACACTAGCCAATTCAAAATCTCCTCCAACGAGCTCCCGCACTTTATCAGGTGAACCACCGATTTCAGCCATGGTTAGGGCATCGTCTCTGTCAAAGGCCTGGGCCGCCGCAATCAGTTGCTCCGTGCGCTTATGGAGCTTCTTCTGCAGATGGTCATCCACGAGGGGTCTGATCTGCCTCACCACTTCTAGAGTCGTGCGCACAGCCTCAGCCCGCTTACCGCGCTCAACGTTCTGGTATGTCTGGCGGATCGTATTGTTGGTTAGGCTAACCGCAATTCCCCAGAGCTCGTCACGCCACTGCGGCTCCAAGAGATCATACTTGATAATCGGAGAAATAGTGAGTTTGGACAATACTTTGAGGTCTCGCAGCTTGTTGAGAGCGGCATCCAGCGTACCACGCACGGCATGCTCACCCGACCTCCTCTCACCAAGGTCAGGCTTCGAATCAACGATCTGATGATCGAACTCTTTTCTTCCGTCATCATCAGCGTCATCACGCCGCTTCCCCGGACCGGTTGAGCCACCACCAAGTGGCCCATCCCGTTCTGGGTCATATTCCAGGTCCGGATCATCCATTTCCTCCTGCGTAGGATACGTATCGAAGAAGTCGGGTTCCTTAGTACGCCCAGCAGTTACTCCACGGATGTACCAATCTTCGCCGTCAAACACCGGAAATATCTCCACTGTTGAACGGCGAAGCTTGTGCATCAGCTTGAGCAGCTTAATGGCCCTCTTATCAAAGCGCAGTGCTGCCTCACCCACGCATCCACCATACGTAAAAGTCGGACGTAGCTGTGGTGGAAAGTGTTTCCACGATGTGCGAGGCACATCCACTACTCGTATGCGGTGATTCGGCATCTCCACTCGGTACTTGACGCACGCTTGAGCCCACAAGATGGCAGCAGTAACCTGTTCTTGTGTTACATTGCCAATCTCACGGTACAGCACCCACTCATTGACGCCGGGTATAACAGTGGGCACTGCTGGACGCAGCCAATCATTGATCATGGCATGCCCGGTACTAGACATGTGCCGGCACACATTAGTCCACCATGGGACCTTGTGCACACTGAGGACATCACGTGCAATGTTGCGGGAGTGCCCAATACCAATTGCTGCAATTCCATCATCCATGAAATCCCAGCCAACCTTCTTGAGCACATCGCGCACCGGCCCCATCGCATGCTTGCGAGCACCGTCGCGATACATCAGCTTGTTCAGCTGCTCATCGACGCTGGTGCTCGTAGCCAAGGCCACTGGATGAGCCTCAGCCATCTCCTGGAGCACTTGCATATGGGCAGCACTCAGCATCACTCCCTTGACAGCCGCACCATACATGAAGTTATGAATGTTGGGCTGATGGAACTCTTTAGTCTTCATCCCCTCAGGAGTGATGCCCGTGACGAGTGGTCCGAGAATGCATGCCTGCAGGTCGGACTGCGGCCAATAGATGTTGATTCGGTGGCTACCAGCAACCCATCCAGCCTCAGCCTCGCGCATGCACAGTGACTGGACAGTGTTGAGGCAGGTAGCCCAGACGTCATGACAGTCCCAGATATCGCAGTAACGCATCACAGTACGCCACACGTCATTCGCCGATATCTCAGAACCGATCCTCCCGACCTGGTATGGGGCGCTGTACGCCACACGAGGATTGCTAAGGGGAGGCCAGAGCACCGATGCGCCAGTACGGTGGCGCAAAGGGTATTCAGCGGTTACTAACGCGCTCAACACATCGAGCATGTACACTTCATGATGACCATAAAGTGCGGAGTAAACCACGTCAACTGCTCCCTTAGCCACTTCACCACACATGCCATTAAGTGCCTCGATAGTATCCACCTTCATGGGCATCAGATGTGAACCAGCTATATACCACTTTTGTGGCTTAAACTCGCTCCCACTGACATGTGCAATGCCGAACCACAGTGTGGCTGCGCGCAGGAGGAAAGCAGCCGGATTATATCGGCGCTTCATCATGCGCATCAGCACTGAGCGGGTGTTTGCCGCAATCTCACCACGCTTAACAGATATGAATGTTTCCATAGCTGCCAAAGCACGTGCGGCAGCCTCATCAAAGCCAGCCTCAGTAAGATCCAGCGCTGCCAGCGCTGAGTGCACAATGGGGGTGCGATGTCCCCATTGGCCACCACTGGCAAACTTAACATGACCCGTGAACGTGGCAATCGAA